GCCAGTGGCCGGGCCAACAATTGGGCAGATTTTGACCTATTCGATATTATCGAGACCTCAGATAAAGACTGCGGATTTGACTCATTGGTGCACTACCTAGGTGGGCATCTCCACCACACCACAGTGGCAAAAATAGCTGGTAGATACCGCGGCCTGGCTGACAATGACTTAGCAACAGTACTTAACAGCGAGGGACTCAATGCATTAATTATCTCATCATCTTCGGTGTACGTTTCAGCCGTGACCAACAATGACGAATACGCCGTAATTTGCCACTCTTCCGTAGTTCCAGGATCGAAGTATAACAACCATTGGACCCCGTGCTCCGCCAAACTAAGAACTATCGCCGTTAAATATCCCCAATCGTTATCCAACAATAGGTATTTGGAAACTACATCACAAGAACTGTTCGGGCGCGACGTCAAGGATTTGACGTTAAAACAATTTGTAGAATTGGCTGGTTACACTAAGCCATCTTTAGACAAGTGGGAGCGTGGAGCTTTCATACTACCTACTATTGTGAAAAATAAAACGGCAATAACGAATAACGTTATGGAAAAGCACGACCCCGACAACGGGTACGTCACCGTTAAGATCAAACCAGAGTGGGGCAATATCAATCATTTCTTTGATTTCCAAAGTGATTGTCAAATGCCTGAATGGTCAATTGCCAAGGATGATGTTCTAAATATTAGACGTTATCTGCAAGGAGCGGCTCTTGATATACTGTATTGTCTCCACGACACCATTCATAATCCTTTGTCAAACAGTCGTGCCGCCCTGTACAAAATTATTCGTGATGCGGGGGGCAATTACGCAATAGATTTAGCTGAGACGAAGCTGAAGGTAGGGGACGTGGTCTTGATCAAAGTGGACAAAGTCTTTAAACCGATAACTATACAAACCACCCCACCATTTATCAAATGGGCTGGAACAACCGGACCTAAAGTTGCCCAAATCGCCGTTTATATTCCAAAGGGGTCAATTGCAAGCCTCATGTACAAATTGTCCGGACTAGAGCACATCAATCCAAATATTGACCTGAAAGCCATACTAAAACGCAGCTACGTTGTTACAGGTCCGGCTGGCTCTGGGAAATCCTGGACTACCACCAAAAACATAGCATCTGATAGCAACACGTTAGTGCTAGCAAGTACTACTGGAGCGGTGAAAAACTT